CTATATCTGCCTCTGGTCAATACATGACTGTTATCACAACTAATAATACTATCAGTAGTATTTATACATCATCTGATTATGGTCAAACATGGACCAACAGTAATAATGCACCTACTTTTACAGGTGAAGGTCTAACTACTTATTGGAATGGTATATCAATGTCTTCATCAGGGCAATATCAAACGGCTATTTTATATAATGGTGGTATCTATACTTCAAATATTAGTATTTCAAAACCAACTCAAGATACAAGTTCTGTTATATCTACAAGTTACACAGGCCCTACAGGTGGTGTATTTTATCAAAATAATCAATTATATTATAATTCAAACAAACCTTTCATTATTGAACATCCAATAAATCCAGAAAAATACTTAGTTCATGTTTGTTTGGAAGGTCCTGAAGCAGGTGTTTATTATCGCGGAAAAGATGAAATTACAAATAACTATTGTAAAACAATTATATTACCTGATTATGTTGAAAATTTAGCAACTGATTTGACTGTACAAATAACTCCTATTTCTGATGGAAAGAAGATTTATAGATGTTTATATAGTTCGTCTGAAGTTAAAAATAATCAATTTACTGTTTATGGTGATAATGGTAAATTTTTCTGGTTGGTTCATGGAAAACGTGGAAGTGATGTTGATGTAGAACCATTTAAAAATTCAGTAGAATTAAAAGGTGAAGGACCTTACAAATGGATTTAATTAAAAAAATACTTAAAAAAAAAATAATAAAATAATTATAATGTTTTTGATTTTCATGTGTTTAGGTTTAATTGAAGCTTTGCAAAAACCACGGATTTGTGAAAATTGTAGATATTTTATTAATCAAAATGATTTAAGTTATAGTAAGTGTTTATTATTTCCAAAAAATGAATACAAAACACAAAAAGAATTGATCAAATTTCTAGTTACGGGTTATGAAACACAAAAAAAACCTAAGGAATACGATTATTTTTTTTGTTCTACGGCGAGAGAATTTGAAAATATGTGTGGTAAAGAAGGTAAGTTATTTGAAAATAAAAACTATAATTATAATGATAAATGGTTAGATTTATAAGAAAATTATAAAAATATAAAAATAAATTTTAAATTTTATATTTTTTTTAACTGCTGCTACCATCAATAAATTTCATGACTTCATTTAGTGCTGACTTTGCATTATGTAATGTAACTAATTCTGATAAACCTTGTTGTGGACTATTTGTGTTTATTGATAAGGCGGATTGCAACATTAAATTATCTACCAGGTCATCCAAAGCCATAATCGCATTTTCATATTCAGTTCTATATTTACTTAATAAAGCTGTATCCTGCATTTTAATTACACTTGATTGAATACCTGCGATATAAGATTCAGCATTTCCAGCGAGCCCATTTGAAGTGGAAGAAGAAAATATGCTTGAAGTTGATTTTGAATTTGAACTAGAATTAGAATTTTTTGAATTTGAGCTAGAATTTTTATTCGATGAAGAACCAAAACCTTCTCTCTTAATATTTGATGTACTAATAATAATAAAAATGAGAAAACAAATTGCTATTAAAATGGCTACTGTTGTGATAAAGTCGTTATGCATTGATTCGTATATATTTTATATGTATTAAAAAATTTTTTGCTTTTTAATTATTCCTTTTTGAGTAAATATTTTTGAATATTTTCACTACATGATTTATTTATTTTTCTTGTTTGTCCTTTCTCTGTAACATAAGAAATATCTTTTAAACATTCTGAATTTTCTTGAAGTGCTTGAAGTAATAATGGTATGGTTTTATATTTTTCCATAATTGCTAAAGCTGTTACTGAACTAATTCCTGGTATTTGTTTTAACATAATCTCTGCAATATTGTGTGGTGTAATATTTTCTTTTTTAACTTTTTTAACAATACTTACATAATCTTTATCTGAACAAACAATTTCTTCTTGCATTTCTTGTGTTTGTGTTACTTCATTTTCTTCTACTTTTAAAAATTTTAAATTTTTATAATAACCCTTTTTATTATCATTCAAATTTTTTCGTATTTTAACTGCTGAATTACATATAAAAATTGCGGATTCTTCTAAAGAAAAGGATCGAATCACCGAAAAACCCTTATAATAATTTAAAGAGAAAATGGCTGAATATAAAGTAAGTTTTTCGATACGATTGTCTCTAAAACGATTCATTTTGTTAATGTCGCCTTCAACTAAATAAATAATATTATGGTTAGGATGGTCAAGACCATTTAGTCTGTAAGATTGTTCTTCATATCTACCATCTTTTATACTTGAAAATAAATCATTGATAGATTTTCTCTCAATAATCACAAAATCTTCTTTTTCATCCGACAGAATAATATCTCCTAAAGGAAGATTTTCTATTTTCAATTCAAGTTCTTTGAAACTTGGTATTATTTGAATGAGGTTTTCAATTGCCTTAATTAGTTCCTGTTCACGAACATCAACTTGAATTTTCATTGTATAATCATTGAATAATTTCTTATTAAATGATTTTTTTGTTAAATGATATTTTTTGGGATTTTTATATTTAACCCATATTTCCACCAATGGTAGCTTTGTATCCGTATTTTTGCGTTTGTACAGTAGTATTTGGGATACAAAATTTAGGTATTGAGTGAGGAGCTCTTAATAAATAAACATTACTTGATAAATACCAACCAACAGTTGGACTAAGACCAGCTTTCTTTGGACCACCACAAACGTTAGTTCTATTGCAAATTGATGCAGCTAAGCGAGCATTACGGTTGCCTGAATAATAGACCATAGTATATATACATCAAATATTATATTTTTATTTAAAAGCTTTTTAATCATCTAAATATTTCCAAATAAATCCACCAGAAGTTTTTCTAAAATTATGAATTACACCACAAATATTATTTTTATTTATATTTACTTTTCTACCAGCATCTTCTAATGAATTATGAATACAAACTAAGTTCATATTTATATCATATTGTCCTACTTTTCTCCCTATATTTGAATTTATAGTTATTTTTTGATTATAATCAATATTGTTATCATCAATATATTTCCAAATAAATCCTCCAGCAGTATTTCTATATTTTCTTAAAACTCCTTGAATATTTCCTTTGCTAATATTTAGCTCTCTAGCTGCTCCAGCAATTGAATTATGAATTTTAATTTGTTTCATATTTAAATCAAATTGTATTATTTTTCTAGTGAAATTATTTCCTAAACCTGCTTGATATTTATGCATTTGATTTTCTTTATTAGTAACCCATTCTAAATTATTTACATTATTATTTTTTTTATTACCATCTTTGTGATTAACTTGCTCTTTATTTTCATTATTTTGTATAAATGTTAAAGCAATAATTCTATGTAATGCAAATGTTTTATTCAGAATATAAACACGAATATATCCATTCTCATTTGTCTTATAATTATCCATAATTATTCCACAACTATTCTTAAATCTTCCTAAATTAGATACAAAATATTTTTTATCTGTATTTATTTTTTCTTCAAATATATTTTCTAAATTGATTTCTTTCCATTCTTCGTTTTCTAATTCATTATTTGTAATAATTTCCCATTTATATCCATAAGCAGATTTAGATAATCCTCTTACACAATTACCAATTGCATTTCTTCCATTATGTGAGTTTTTTGTATAATTATTATTAAAAGCCCATATTCCAGCATCTTCAATTGATTCATATTTTTCTAAAATCTCTTTAGATACTAAATTTATTCTTTGAATAAATTTATTTTTATTTGATTTATAAAATAAATCTTTGCATTTGTGCTGATTATTTTCTTTTCGTGTCATCCAACTTAAATTTGAAATATGATTATTTAATTTATTTTTATCTTCATGGTTAACATAACTTTTATTTTCAGGGTTATCAATAAATGCTAACGCAACAAGTCTATGTATTTTCATATTCTTCCTACATTTTTCATTTACAATGGATACATGATAATAACCACATTTTATGCAATTTTTCAATAATTTATTTGTCTGGTTATTCATAACATTCCCGAAATTACTTACACTATAATTTGGAAAACCTTTGATTGTGCGCCATTGTGCGCCATTCTTCGCTACTCATTATACACCATATAGGACTTATCTTTAACTCCATTCTAATTTATTTATTTTGAATCTTCTTTGTGGATAAACAAAATATATTTATAAAACGTACTTAAAGACTTCTCAACAAATAAATTTATATGACTGAGATGTTAGCTAATTCAAATAAAAATATTTTAAATGATGATGATATTATCAAGTCAGATGAAGGTTTAATTTTCAACCCATATAATCCATTAAACGTAGAGATTACATTGAGCGAAGTTCAATCTATTCTTACCAATTATGGAATACCACCCATTGTACATAATTTAGCCCTTTATAAACGTGCTTTTGTTCATCGTTCTTATACAAAACGTCCACATTTCGAGAATTTATTGCAGAATATTACAATTGTTGAAAGACCGGAAGATTGTATGCCGTTAAGCAGTAAATCGAATGAACGATTAGAGTTTTTAGGAGATGGAATTTTGGAATTAGTAACTAAATTCTATTTGTATCGCAGATTTCCTAAAGAAAATGAAGGGTTTATGACGGAAAAAAAAATTGCGATTGTTAAAAATGAAGCTATTGGTAAAATTGCACTTGAAATGCATTTAAATAATTGGCTTATTTTGTCGAAACATGCAGAAGAAAAGAAAATTCGTACCAATTTAAAAAAATTGGGTTGTCTTTTTGAGGCTTTTTTAGGAGCCATGTTCTTGGATTTTAATAAAATAACCGTAAAAGATGAAGACAAATGGTTTGAAACGTTGTTTGTGAATGGTCCTGGTTTTCAAACAGGTATAGGCTTTCAAATGGCGCAGAAATTTGTAGAAAATATATTTGAAAAACACATTGATTGGATTTCTTTGATACAAAATGACGATAATTACAAAAATATCTTACAAGTGAAAATTCAAAAAGAATTCAAGGTGACTCCTCATTATTTAGAAATTGAACATGATCCTGATTTTGGATATAAGATGGGTGTTTATTTATGTTTGGGACAACAAATATTTAATTTAACTCACGATGATGCTGTAGACATTTCATATTTTAAAACTTTTAAATCCATTCAGGATTATGTAGCGGAAAATGGAAAAATCTTTTTGTTCATGGGTCAAGGCCAGCATAAAATTAAGAGAAAGGCTGAACAAATCGCATGTAATGAGGCTTTACAATTTATTAAAGCACAACAACCTGGAACAAATATCATGGAAGACATAATGGTTGAAAATGATGAATAAAAAAGAAGAAAAAATTAATATTGAAATTATATAAGTAAGCAATGAATCCTTTAGAATCATTAAAACAAAAATTAAAGATAAAACCTATTCTAGAAGAACGAAAACCTGTAGCGGTTGTAATCCAAAATGTTGTTGAAGAAAAAAAAGGTGTATCTAAAATGGATGATAAAATTCAAAAACTTACCATTATTGATAAGCGCGACAAGGGATTTGACCGTGCTACATTGATGAAAAAATTGGAAGATAATAAGTTGATGAAAGTAACAGTGAAACCGGTATTGAAAGCAAGTGAGGAACATGTTACACAACTACCTATTCAAGAAGCTCCTATTAAAAAAGCCAAAAAAATGAAAGAAAGACCGAAATTGATTATTGAAGAAGAGGCAGAAGAACAAGCGGAAACAAATGTAGAAGGACAAGCACAAGCAGCAGTAGAAGAACCTTTAACCGCAATTGCTCCAAAGAAAAAGGAGAGGAAAACGAAAAAACTAGAAAAAGGTGTCGCTGTTATTGGCCCAGAATCAGTTGTTATAATCGGTGATACTCCTGTTGCAGAACGTCTTCCACAAAAACAACAGAAAATCAACATTCGTGTTTCGGATTATTATATGAATAATCGTGAAATCTTTGTGAATTTTATTAATTCACTTTTTGAGCCTTATCGTAGAGAGATACAAGATAACTCTGAGAATATTTCTTGTGATAATATTGGGCAAGGCGGCAATGAATTTTCTCTCTTGACACATCAAAAAATTGTGAGAGATTACATGAATTTATATACTCCTTACCGTGGTTTGCTCTTGTATCACGGATTAGGAGCCGGTAAATGTCATTTAAAAGGAACCCCCATTATGATGTTTGATGGAACGATTAAATTGGTTGAGAATATAAAAGTAGGTGATTTTTTAATGGGTGATGATTCAACACCAAGAACTGTTACTTCTTTAGCAAAAGGAAGAGATAAAATGTATGATATTATTTCTGTAAAAGGAGAAAAATATACAGTAAATGAAGAACATATTTTATGCTTAAAGAATCAAAACAATAATATTATTGAAATTACTGTAAAAGATTATCTTACTTTATCAGATGATGAAAAGAAAAAATTAAAAGGATATAAAGTAGCTGTTGAGTTTTCAGAAAAGGAAACTCCAATGGAACCTTATCAGTTTGGTAATTGTTTAGATGAAAATATAACTACTATTCCTTTGATCTACAAATGTAATTCTAGAGAAAACCGGTTAAAATTATTGGCTGGAATTTTAGATAATAAAGGAACTTTTATTAATAATGTATTTAAATTACAAAATGAAAAATTAATGGATGATATTCTTTATTTGGTAAGGAGTCTTGGTTTTGCAGGAGATTTGAATGAAGATAAAAATAAGATTAGTATATACGGCGAAGGTTTAGATAAAATACCTACATTGAACTTTGACTCCACCTTTTCTAAAGGTGGAAAGCAAATAAAAGATGTTTTAGTAAGCGGTATAACAGTTAATTATGTAAAGGAAGATGATTATTATGGTTTTACTTTGGATGGAAACTGTAGATATGTTATGGGGGATTTTACAGTAACACATAATACATGCACAAGTATCGCCATCGCAGAAGGTATGAAAGAAGCCAAACGTGTGATTATTATGACGCCTGCCTCTTTACGCACCAATTACATGGAAGAATTAAAAAAATGTGGTGATTTGTTGTATAAGAAAAATCAATTTTGGGAATGGATTTCAACAGATACCCATCCCGAAGCAATTAATACCATTTCTTCGGTTTTGAATTTACCACTAGAATTTATTCGCAGAAAAAAAGGCGCATGGTTTGTGAATATAAAAAAAAAATCGAATTATTCTGAATTATCAAGTACCGAAAAAAAATCACTCGATGAACAGTTGGACGAAATGATTCGTAATAAGTATATATTTATTAATTACAACGGTTTAAGAACCAAACGTTTAGAAGAGCTCACTTCAGGATTTACCAAAAATTTATTTGATCATTCCATTGTAATTATTGACGAAGCACATAATTTAGTCAGTCGTATTGTGAATAAAATCAAAAAAGAAAAACCCATTCAAGAAACGCAACGAGGAGAGAAAGAACGACCTCCGAAGCATTTATCCGTGAAATTATATGAGTATTTGTTAAGTGCACAAGATGCTCGTATTGTATTGCTATCCGGTACTCCAGTCATTAATTATCCAAATGAATTTGGTATTCTTTTTAATATTTTAAGAGGATACATTAAAACATGGGAAATACCATTGGATGTAAAAACTTCTAAAAAAATTGATAAAAATTCACTTCAAGAAATGTTAATTGGAGAGAAAACATTGGATTACTTGGATTATTCACCTTCTAGCAAGACATTAACAATTACTAGAAATCCATTCGGGTTCAAAAACAAAATTACTAAACAATCCGGGTACAAGGGAGTCTCAGAAAATCCAGATTTTTATACAGATGATGATTTTGAACGCCGTATTATTGGTATTTTAAAGAACAACGATATTGATGTTTTAACACAGGGTATAAAAATAAAGAATAAAAAAGCTCTTCCTGATACATTAGAGTTATTTCAAGGAAATTATATTAATGGTACATCAAATGATGTGAGAAATATTGATGCACTGAAACGCCGTATATTAGGTTTGTCTTCTTATTTTCGCAGTGCACAGGAATCTTTGTTACCGAAATATAATAAGACACTAGGTGTTGATTATCATATTATTCGAATCCAAATGAGTAATTTTCAATTTAAAATTTATGAGAATGCACGTCAACAAGAGAGAAAAATGGAAAAACCAAGAAAAAAACAGGTGAATACAAACGATGAAATGTATAAAGAACCGTCTTCTACTTATCGTATTTTTTCACGTTTATTTTGCAATTTTGTAATGCCTGATCGTCCTATTCCTAAACCTGAATTAAAGTATAAAGAAGAAAAAGAAGAAAAAGGTGAACCTGGAGAAAAAAATGAAAATATTGAGTTCATTAAATTGTTGAAAGAAGCAAAAAAAGCAGAAGATAATCAAGACTTAAATGGGGATAATGAAGGAGAGGTAGAAGGCGATGAAATATTGGATGAATTGGGAGGAACGGATTACAAAGAACGCCTTAGAAGAGTTATAGAAAATATTGAACAAAATTCCAATGATTTTTTGACGCCGGAAGCATTACAAACCTATAGTCCAAAGTTTCTACATATTCTTGAAAATATTCAAGACCCTGAACATCCCGGTTTACATTTAGTTTATAGTCAATTTCGAACATTGGAAGGTGTCGGGGTTTTTAGTCTTGTTTTGAAGAAAAATGGTTTTGCTCAATTTAAAATCAAGAAAAATACGACAGGACAATGGACAATTGATATTCCATTGGCTGATGAAGGCAAACCAACATTCGCACTTTATACGGGAACAGAAACAGCTGAAGAAAAAGAAATCATTCGTAATATTTATAACGGCGATTGGAATTATGTTCCAACCAATATTGCGAATGATTTACGAAAAAAAGCGAATAACAATAATATGGGTGAAATTATTAAAGTTCTTATGATTACATCGTCTGGTTCCGAAGGTATAAATTTAAGAAATACACGTTATGTTCATATTATGGAACCTTACTGGCATCCAGTACGTTTGGAACAGGTTATTGGACGCGCACGTCGTATTTGTAGTCATAAAAATCTACCTTCTGAATTGCAAACAGTTGAAGTATTTGTTTATTTGATGGAATTTACTCCAGAGCAATTGAAATCTGATGCGTCTATTGAATTAAAACGCAAAGATTTAAGTAAATCAACACCTCATGTCCCTATTACAAGCGATCAATATTTATATGAAATATCCGAAATGAAATCAAATTTAACTAATCAATTAACGGATATTATCAAACAGTCCGCTTTTGATTGTTATATTTATTCAAATGGTAAATGTGTAAATTTTGGTGAACCAACCAATACTCAATATTCTTATGTGCCTGATTATTCAGAACAACAAAGCGATATTACTATTCGAACAAATGTAAAAAAAATAGAATGGACTGGAAAACCAATAACCATCAATGGAGTTCAGTATGTCTATCGTCGTGTTTCTCCTAAAGTTCTCAATATTTATGATAAAAATAGTTATTTGGAAGCATTGAAAACTCCTGGATTTGATCCTGTTTTAATTGGTACATATGAAATAAATGAAAGAGGAGAACAAGTATTTAAGCAGATAGTTAATTAATTCATAAAATAAGATTTATGATATTTTCAATTAAAAATCGATCATCATCTGATAATCTATAATAATTATTATTAATTTCCATTATTTTTAAATTTATGTTATCTTGAAATTGAAGACATTGTTGTGTAAATTGATAATTCCAATTTTCAAGTAATAATTTGTATTTTTTATAATTACACGATATTAAAAATCGTAAACTCATATTACGCATCATATTACGTTGATATGAAAAATTATCAACTGCATTTATAATATTGAATAAAGCAAATGTAAATAAAATGGGTTGATAAATCATTTTATATTTATATTTATATTTATTCGGATATATATTTTATATTAATTTAATTTATTATTGATTTAATTTCATTTTTATTTTTATTTTTATTTATAAATTGTTCCAACATTTGTTCGATTTTATTTAATTTTGTTTCTATTATATATATTCTTTCTGTAAGTTTTTCTGTTTCGTTTTTTTGAGGCAAAATCTTTAATTTCTTAAATAAATTTGTTTCTAAAACATCTTCGGTTTCATCTGACCATTGTACATTTTTTTTAGGATTTGGGTTTATTGTAGTGTTTAAATCCACAATGTCTTTTTTTAAAATATTGTCGTCTAAATTATTTTCTATTTTAATATATTTTATTTCTGGTATTGATTTATTATTTGTTAATGTATTTGTTAACGGTTTCGATTTTGGATTTGAATAATTCAATTTTTCCTTTTTAACAGATGTTTCTTGAGATGTTAGCCAAGAAGATGTATCACTGTTTACACTGTGAATGTTGTTTTGTATTTTTTCGATATCATAATTTCGTTGTGCAATTGTACGTTTTATTTCCAATTCCAATTCACTTATGGGTTCATCTATCTTATCCTGAAAAGTTGGTGTTGGGGGGACAGGTAATGTCATTGCGTTTGTAAATTCTTGTTGTTTTGTCGTTAAATCTTTTTCGAATTGGGTTTGACGATGATTTTGTATTTCTTCTGCTGTAATAAATTGTTGATTACTAGGTTTTGAAAAGGTTTTTTGAATATGATTGATAAACAGTGTAATAAATTTTTTGTTTAATTCAATTAAGGATAAACCTGATTTATTTATATTGATTTCTTGTTCATAAAACCCATTTATATTTTGATTAAATATATTGTTAATTATTACTAAATTCTCTCTTGATTTATTTTTTATAATATCATTTTCCATAAATACATCCCATAATAATTTTAAATTTTCATTTGTTAAAAATTGAATAGTAGACATATAAATAATATTTGAAATACTATTTATATCCTTTTATTCAACTTTTTCTTACTTCGTTTTACACCTTTCTCATTTAAAACACCCATTTTATTAGGCAAAAATAAGAAAAAATATAAAATCAATAGTAGGAATTTCACCTACGATGGTCTTACTTTTTACAATAAAGTAATAAAAAGTGGATAAATTTGGAAGGATTTATAGCTGTTCATTAAAATAAATTTTCCGAAATTTAGCCATATATTCATCTTTTAAGACATGCGTTTTCAAATAATGTTCAGTTATCTTATCTTCTAACATATGAACAATGAAGAAAATACTATAAATACCACACTGTGAATCTCCATATTGATGCTCTACTGGATAATTCTGATCAAATTTAAACGCGATTTTAGGATTCATTTGATTTCCTTGTTGTATAATGCGATCGACCAATACCATAATTTCTTTCGGAGCCTTTCTCCCTACGCTATCAAAAAAGAAGATATGTTTTTTTTTAATATTAATAAACATGGAAATCCAGTGTTGTCCTGGTTTATTATGTGGATCTGTATTAAATATAATACCAATTTTTGTTTTACCACTTTTGATTTGTTCCTGTAAATTAAAATTACATAATTCTTCCCATACACAAGATCCATACATTTTCTTTGTATCAAAATCAATTGGTGTTGGGCCGATAAACTCAAAACATTTGTATGCTTTTTCATATTGTTTCATTACTTTGATAATATCTAAACTTGATAACCATTCATCTGGGTTTTTTTTCCATTCTTTCGGTGATTCAGGTGCAAAAGATTCGATCAATTCATTTTCTACATTTCCAAATTCATATTTCTGTTTTAACCAACAAGATTCTTTATTACATACATCGCTTAAATATCTTGAAAGTTGTGCATGTATTTCTTTCGAATCATTTGTTTTAATAAATTCATCTGGATGTCTCGCATTCCATAAATCTCTTAATTTATATAAATTTTCATCGGTATAACAAGAGAACTCATTCATTTTTCCTTTTTCTTTAGGACTACATCTTACCTTTTTAAGTGTCTTTTTAATAGTTTTTTTATTATTTTTTATTATATATTTTTTTCTATGTGTTTTGTTTTTACTTATATTTTTTTTTTTTTTTATAAAA